TGGCATTTGGTAAAGATGAAGTACAGAGCAGAGTATCTAACATCTTAAAACCGTTTGATCAGCGTGCTATGCGAGTAGGATTTGCAGCACGATGGGATCAAGAAAAGCAACCAGATTTTTATATGGACTTAATTGAAGAATGGAATAAGCGTTATCCACAATTAGGTGTTGAATTTTGCGTATTTAGTGGTGGAAAATTAAAATCAAATAACGAAAGCTACATGAAACGCACACGAGATCTACAAGCGTCTGGATTATTAACATTGCACGAAGATTTAGAAAAGAATGATTATTATGCATTACTCAATGATACTCGTGTTTTATTTAATTGCGCTTTACAGGATTGGGTTTCAAATACTGTTTCCGAAGCAGATGCATTAGGCGCAAATGTGTTATATCCTGCATATCGTAGTTTTCCTGAAACTTTTTCTAATGATCATACAAGACTGTATGTTCCTTGGAGTATAGAAGATGCTATAACCAAGTTATATTCATTACTAATAACTCCAAGTCCTAATATAGGTAAGATTTCTGATTGGACAGATGGTACCATTGATCGTATTTGCGATATTATAGAAGATAAAGGCAAAGAATGGTTACGCATGTCAACTGATTATCGTACTCATACTAGAAATAGTAAGTATCAATAGATATAGAAAATATTAGATGCAGAAGGTCTAAAATATAATATATTAGTTGACTTACATCTAAATACGTTGTATAATACAAAATAAAGGCAATCCACTGCCAAACCATCGGAGAACACCATTGAGTGAACAACAACTAAGTGAAGTAATTAAAGAACGAATGCGCCAAGATGGAAAAAGATTTTGGGCAAGTGATAATATTAGCGATTATGTTTCTAAAGAAGATCGTAAAGCATTAATCGAAGAAGCAACGGAAAAGTTCGAAGCAGTGTTAGATACACTGTTAATTGATAGAGATGAAGATCCTAATAGTCAAGGAACAGCTCGCAGACTTGCAAAAATGTATTTTAACGAAACCATGATTGGACGATATCTTCCTATTCCAAATGCAACAAGCTTTCCTAATGAAATTGAAGAAGGATACCGAGGCATGTTGGTAGTTCGGTCCGAATTACAAAGTATGTGTTCACATCATCATCAACCTGTTAATGGTACAGCATATATTGGAATCATTGCTGCTGATCGATTAATTGGATTGTCAAAATATACTCGTATCGCTCAATGGTGTGCAAGACGAGGAACATTACAAGAAGAATTATGTAACGACATTGCCCGAGAAATTATGATAGCAACCGGCAGTAATGATGTTGCAGTTTACCTAGAATGCGAACATGGATGTTGTAATCATCGAGGTATAATGGCGCATAGTAGTTTGACTCAAACTACAGTATTAGAAGGATCATTTAAAGTTGATACCAGTACAAAAAAAGAATTTTTTGATAATATTAAATTACAATCAAGGAATGGAAAATGAGTGTGTTAAAAGATTTATATTCGGTTTGGAAATATCGTAACAATCCTAATCAGGCACTCGGATGTGAAAGAAACGAGAAACAATCCAGGATTGATTTAACCGATGGGATAAATCTTCGACTTCAAAAAGTTACTGGAGGACTTATTATTCAATCATCTATCTATGATTATAAAAATGATAACCATAAAAATTCAACATATATAATAACTGATGAAAAAGACCTAGGTACTGAAATTAATAAAATTATAACAATGGAAATACTAAAACAGTGAGTTCAAATATTGAATACAGTATTGACAAACAATTATCTTCGTTAGAAACTTTTTATATAAGCCCAATTCAGTTAGGCCAATTGTGTGAGAAATTTCCTGCCTTGCAAAAATTATGGAACGAATTTAAATTAATTTACGAACTGTGTAGAAGTAAAGACGATACCAAATAAAGGAAAGAATGAACAATTTTATACTTACTCAGCAACAATTTAATAATCATGTTTTAAAAATATGTCGCGATATTGCAATTAGTGGGTGGAAACCTGACTATGTTATTGGTATAACAAGAGGTGGATTATTACCAGCAGTAATGATAAGTCATTTTTTTGATATTCCATGTGAAACATTAAAAATCCAATTACGTGACGGGACTACAAATGAATCAAACTGTTGGATGGCAGAAGATGCGGTTGGATATATTGATCAACCAAAAAACATTTTAATAGTTGATGATATAAATGATACTGGTGCAACATTAAATTGGTTAATGAAAGATTGGCAAGACACTTGCTTACCTAATAGTCCAAAATGGAAAGAAATTTGGAATAACAATGTAAAGTTTGCAGTTATTGCCGATAATGTAGCAAGCAAGTGTGATGTAAAAATGGATTTTGCTGCAATGGAAATTGATAAATCAAAGATTGATTTATGGATACATTTTCCTTATGAATCATTTTGGAAATTTGCACAATGAATCAAATTACAAGATTAGAAGGATTTGTTGAAAAGGGGTGGGGACACGAACTAATATGGGCAACCAATGAAAAATACTGCGGAAAACTTATGCATTTTCACGAAGGGGCAAAATTTTCAATGCATTTTCACGCTGAAAAAGACGAGACCTGGTTGGTATTGAGTGGGTGTTTTATTGTCGAATATATTAATACAAAAGATGCATCAGTTCAATCAAAAACACTAGTAAAAAATGATGTATGGCGGAATGAACCATTATTACCCCACCGACTTATCTGTATAGAAAAAGGTGATATTATAGAAGTATCTACACCTGATAGTGTAGAAGATAATTATAGAATTTTAAAAGGTGATAGCCAAAAATGAAAAAATTGGTTGCACGAATTATAAGTGAAGTGTTATACTACTTAGGTGATTGGATCAGTTACCCAATGCATTGGTTTGATTGGTATTGGTTATATCCTACTTATAATAATTTAATGTGCTTAAGTGGTGAAATTCAAGACTGGGCAGGAAATAATAAACCGTGGAAAATTAATGAAAAAAATTAAAGCAGAAAAACCGGCAACCGGTATTTTAAAAAATTTCGATTTTGGTAATGCAATGTATTATACGATCGTTTGTCAATGCGGATCACCAACTGATAACGTTGAATTTATTTTAGAAGTTGATCGATACAATATTACGATGAATACGGAATTTACTCCAAAAACTGCATATTGGAAAAATTTAATTGATGAAAATAGTAATATTGAAAATACCTGGTTATGGAGTTTAGATATTGGTATTCGCTCTTTTATCAACGGACTATATCATCGGTTTATGGTTACATGGGAAGTTTGGACAAAAGGATATGTAAAATATTATCAAACCACAATAATGACTGAACAACAAGCTATAAATTATGCTGCAACAATATATCAGTCTGTTGAAGATTTAAAAAAATTTAAGGAAGGCAATGTCTAAAATTAAAGTATCCGAGCTTTTTTATTCCGTACAAGGAGAAGGAAGATATATGGGAGTACCTAGTATCTTCTTACGTACCTTTGGTTGCAATTTTTCTTGTAAAGGATTTGGTATGCCAAAAGGAGAATTAAGTAAGGAAGCAGATACCATTGCATTGGTTCACAAAACTGAACCTTTTAAATACTATGAATCATTACCATTAGTAAGTACAGGGTGTGATAGCTATGCATCTTGGCACCCTACATTTAAAAATCTTAGTCCATTTTATGAAATAGATCCCCTTGTTAAAAATATTATAGAATTATTACCAAATGGAGAATGGAAAGATGAACATCTTGTAATAACTGGTGGAGAACCATTATTAGGATGGCAACGTTCTTTTTTGGAGTTATTAGAGCATAATGATATGTCAGGGTTAACAGAACTAACATTTGAAACAAATGGTACTCAATGGTTAACTGATGAATTTAAAGAATATCTTAATAATTGGCAATCGTTATATTATAATGGAAAATGTAGAGAAATTACTTTTTCCGTTAGTCCAAAACTAAGTTGTAGCGGCGAAGAAAGAAAAGATGCAATTCAACCTGCAATTGTATGTGAATACGAATCAATCGGATATACATATTTAAAATTTGTAGTTGCATCCGAAGACGATGTAATAGAAGCATTAGAAGTAATTAACTTATATAGAGATTATGGATTTACCGGTCCGGTATATTTAATGCCAGTTGGAGGAGTTAATGAAGTGTATAATTTAAATAATAAACGAGTTGCCGAATTGGCATTAAAAAATGGTTTACGTTATAGTGATAGACTACATCTTCCATTGTTTGGTAATAGCTGGAATACATAATGTACTTAGATGGAATATTTGAAATGTTAGATATAATTAAAAAAGTTTTTACTAATAGAAAAACAAAAAAAGAAGCAAAGAAATATAAGGTTACTTCAAAAACATTAGATCCAAAAGCGGCTGCAACTGCAAATAAAGAACCATGGATTGTTGTATTAGAAACTCATGTTAATCCAGAAAACCCTAAAAATGGTTTTTTTGATCTTGATTGGAATGAATATTTTGTGCTGATGTTAAGAAAGAATGGATATACCGGTGCATCGGATGAAGAAATTGTTGATCAATGGTTTAGTGAATTATGCAGAAATGTAGGAAGTGAAGAGAATATTCCAGGAATAGATAGTCGAGGGTTTGGATATATCAACCATGCATTACGTGATGATGGCAAAACAGAGGTAAGTTAATGACATATATTTTAGTTGATACTGCAAATTTATTTGCACGAGCACGATTTGTTGTACGTGGACCAATTGAAGAAAAAGTTGGAATGAGTTTACATACAATGTTAAGTAGTGTTCGTAAAGCATGGAAAGAATTTAATGGAAAACATGTTATTTTTTGTCTTGAAGGGAAATCATGGCGTAAAGATTATTATGAACCATATAAACGTAATCGGCAAGATGCCAAAAATGCTCTAAGTCCAAAAGATGCCGAAGAAGAAAAACTGTTTTGGGAAACATTTAATGATTTTACAACATTTTTAAATGAAAAAACTAATTGTACAATATTAAGAAATTCCAAATTGGAAGCCGATGATTTAATTGCCGGGTGGGTTGCATTACATCCTAACGATAATCATGTTATTATTTCAACAGATGGTGATTTTGCACAATTAATTGCACCAAATGTAAAGCAATATAACGGCGTGTCTCAAGTTACAATCACACATGAAGGATATTTTGATGAAAATGGCAAACGTGTAAAAGATAAAAAAACTGGGTTAGAAAAACCTGCTCCAGATCCAGAATGGTTGTTATTTGAAAAATGTATGCGCGGTGATACCAGTGATAATGTGTTTAGTGCATATCCCGGAGTTCGTACAAAAGGTACAAAAAATAAAATTGGTCTTATTGATGCATTTGCAGATCGCAAAACAAAAGGATTTAATTGGAATAACATGATGTTACAAAAATGGGTTGACCATGAAGGTAAAGAACATCGAGTATTAGATGATTATGCACGTAATGTTAGATTATGTGATCTAACAGCCCAGCCGGGTGACATTCAACTACTAATTGAAGATACAATTAAAGAAGAAATTGAAAAAGAAAAAAATGTGAATCAGGTAGGTATTAGACTTATTAAATTTTGTGCATCATATGATCTTGTTAAAGTAAGTGAACAAGCACAAAGTTATTCGGAGCCACTGAATGCAAGATATCATCAATAAAGAGGATCAAATGATTACAATAGCAAAGGTACTTATTCCAAACAAATACTGGATTCTTGAAAGCGAAGGTGAGAAATTTGCAACCTTAAGTAAAGACAAAAAAGGTTATAGCCTTTTTTGTAAAGGACAAAAAATAGAAGTTAATACATTAAATGAAATTAAAGAACGGTTTGGTATTACAATAAATGAAGATAGTTTTGTTAAGGAACATATCCCGGTCTCTAAAACAACAGATATCTATGGATTTCCATTAAAAGGAAAAGCATACAGTCCTCTTTGGAATGTTCAAAAACGATTACCTATATATGCAAAAAGTGAAAAAAGTAAAAGTTTATTTTGTGCAGGATATTATATAATTAAATTTCGTAAAGGATGGTGTAAAGCATTTTGTCCAAAATTAATTACGTTAGAGCGAAACGAATTTAAAGGACCATTTACAACTGAGGTCGAAATGAGAACTATTTTAAAAGTTGTGAGTAAAGACTAATGAACACATTACCCATTGAAATGTACCTAGAAAAGGCTCGAATTGCAAAGAAAAGTGGTCAAAAAACCATTATTTTAGGCATAGATGAGGCGGTTTTGTTAGCAGACAGTTTAGCAGTAGTAATGACACGGTTAACTGGCAATTTAGATGAAATTTTACAATCTAATCAACAACAAGAAGAGGTTGTTATAAAGATGGATGGCGGAAGTCTTTAAAATTTAAATAAATAACTACGTATATTTGGAGATACGTAGACGTGAGCAGACCAAAACCTAGTGTACTATTAGAGTACACAAATAAAAAGAATTATAAAACCGAACAAGTATTAGAAGCTGATGCAATTTGGGCAGTTTTTTATAAAGGAAAACCAGTTAATCTTAGAACAACAAGTATTGTTGCACAAAAATTAGGTCCAAAATATAAAAAAGTTAGTTTTTCAAATGCCGGACATGCATATAATCTTGCTGAAAAACTTAATAAACTGTTCAATTGTACTGATTTTACTGTGTTTAAATTAACAACCGGCGAACAACTTCTTAATGGCAAATTATAAAAAAACAAAGCCAGTTGATGATAAAACTCGTCTTACACTATTGATTAGTAATCAGTTAAATTGGCTTTCTGATCCAAAAAATTTAGAAAAAAATATTTCAATTGTTTGGCAAAATCCTCGTAAAAAAGCGCACGGTGGATTACGATTAACAGATAAAGGGTTTGATGTGTTTACCAACGAAATGGACATGAAAACTTATAATATTAATTTTCCAAAAGATTTTACACTTACTAATCAAACTATAATATGGCTTGATCATTTCATTGACGGTCCTTGGTATATCACCAAAAAATCTATTGTTGTTTTTAAAGAAAAAACCGCGGTTCAATTAATTCTCTTTAGCGGAGATGTTCAAAAGTTTGGTCTTGCAAAAGCAATGTCACTTAAAAACGAAAAATAAAATTAATTATTTTTTAATCAGATTTGCCTCTTCCTGAAGCAAATATATAAATAATATTATGGACTATAAAAATTTACGATTATTAATGAAAGATAAAGAGTGGCTTGCAGAAATAGAATTACAAACAAATTTTATTATTGAGTCAAAAGTTAACATACGACAACGATTATGGCATATAGATAACAACATATTTGAGATACCAACTTGTAATTATTGTAAAATTAATAAGGTAAAATGGTCCATAAAAAATCAAAAATATTCAAAATTTTGTAGTACAAAATGTAGCAGCATGTCTTTAGATGTAAAACAACAACGAGAAAAAACATGCTTATCTAAATATGGGCATACGACAAATTTAAAATTAGAAGAAAATAAAGCAAAACAACAAGAAACTTGTTTAAAAAAATACGGAGTTACTAATTTTTCAAAAAGTACATTATTTAAAGAACAATTTATAGAAACATGTCTTAATAGATACGGAGTCGTTAATCCTGCTCAATTAGAATCAGTTAAAGAAAAAATTGATCAAACTAACTTAGAAAGATATGGTCGAAAACGAAGAAGTCAAATTCATATCTCTGAAGATATTATTTTACTTAAAAATGACATTGAACAAATGAAATATTGGTTTTATGATCTTAAAATGCCTGTAACTGAAATTGCCAACATTTTAAAAGTAAATCATAGCCAATTATGTGTACATTTTAAAACAAATCTCGGAATAGATATTAGTCGACATGCGGTTTCATCAACTGAACGTCAAATTGGGGAGTTTTTAACATCAATTGGAATTGAATATCAAAGTTCAGATCGTACAATTTTAAAACCAAAAGAATTAGATATATGGATTCCCTCATCTTTAATTGCAATTGAATTAAACGGACTTGCATGGCATTCGGAGCTACGTGGAAAAGATAAAAATTATCATGTTGGAAAATATAAAGAATGTAATAAAAAAGGTATTAGATTATTACAAATTTTAGATATTGAATGGAATAATAAAACTGAAATTGTTAAATCTCGCATTAAATCTATTTTCCAACAAAATATTAAAATCGGAGCTCGCTCTTGCAAAATTGTAGATGTAGATTCTCAAACCGCTAGTCAATTCTTTGCTGAAAACCATATTCAAGGACCATGTATTCATTCAATTGCATACGGGTTACTTTATCAAGATCATTTAGTTGCTGTAATGAGTTTTGGTAAAAGCAGATTTAATCACAATTATCAATGGGAATTATTACGATTTGCAAATTGCAAAGATACTAATGTGTTAGGCGGAGCTAGTAAATTATTTTCTTATTTTTTAAAAAAAATTAATCCTAATTCAGTTGTTAGCTATTGTGATCTAAGATGGAATACCGGAAAAGTATATCAACAACTTGGATTTACTGAAATTGGACAATCTAATCCAAATTATTGGTATACTTCAAAAAAATATAATAATATTGAACATCGAATGAAATATCAAAAACATAAATTATCAAAATTATTGGAAAATTTTGACCCAAAATTAACAGAATGGGAAAATATGGTAAATCACAATTATGATCGAATTTGGGATTGCGGCAATTTAATTTTTAAATGGCAAAAGTAATTGGTTGACCTTTTACCAATATGGCCTTATAATATACACATAGTAAACGATATAGGTTATAAAGTTTACTGAAAAGATATAAATTAGTTGACTTTTTTACTAAACGACTTTATAATATATTTATAGTATCAATTTTTCACTACATAATAGGCATATAAAAATGGCAGAAACTGTAAGCATTAACCGCACTCAATCTCCAAACGAAGCAAAGGCAGCTATTCGTAAATGTTGGAAAGTTAACCGTCCTGTGTTTGTATGGGGTGCTCCAGGTATTGGTAAGTCAGATATTGTTAAACAACTTGCAGACGAACAAGGAAGAGAAGTTGTCGATGTTCGATTAAGTTTGTGGGAACCAACTGATATTAAAGGTATTCCGTTTTTTGATCCAGAGGCTCATACTATGAGATGGGCGGCTCCGTCAGAATTGCCAAGTGATCCGGACTCGACTGCTATTTTATTTTTAGATGAACTTAATTCAGCGGCACCTGCAACTCAAGCGGCGGCATATCAATTAATTTTAAATCGACGAGTAGGTACTTATATTTTGCCAAAAGGTGTTAGTATTGTTGCAGCCGGTAATAGAGAAAGCGACAAAGGGATTACCTATAGAATGCCAGCACCGTTGGCCAATAGATTTTTGCACTTAGAATTAAAATCAAATTTTGATGATTGGCAAGAATGGGCTGTTAAAAATAAAATTCATGAACAAGTTATTGGTTATGTTGGGTATGCAAAACAAGATTTATATGATTTTGATCCAAAAAGTGCAAGTCGTGCATTTGCAACACCTCGTAGTTGGTCTTTTGTTTCTGATTTATTAGAGGATGACGATTTATCAGAAAATACATTAACTGACTTAGTTGCAGGAGCAATTGGTGACGGATTGGCCGTAAAATTTATGGCACATCGCAAGATTGCCAATCAATTACCAAGATCAGAAGAGATTTTAAACGGCAATGTTAAGAAATTAGAAATAAAAGAAATTAGTGCGATGTATTCTTTAACTATTTCTATGTGTTACGAGTTACAAACAGCACATGAAAAGAAAGCTGTTAACTGGAATGATCAAGCAGATTGTTTTTTCCGGTTTATGATGGATAATTTTCCTACTGAACTTGTTGTAATGGGTGCAAAAGTTGCACTTACACAATATCAATTACCGTTTGATGCATCAAGATTAAAAAGTTTTGATGAATTCCATAGTAAATTTGGCAAATATATTATAGCGGCAATGGAAAACTAAAATAGATGGGCCGTAAAAGGCCCATCTTTTATAACTATGATAGATTTTAATTTTGCAATTTCAAATCCCCAAATTAATAACTGGGATAGATTTAATTTACTTAAATCAAAAAGTGGTTTATTTAAGAATCATAAAGCTTGGGAATTTAATACATATTGCGACATTGACATCATTAGAGTTGCATTGAGTTTAAATTTTAACAGTGATCATGCCGGTTTAAACATTAAAATAGGCTTATTTGGTTATATGATAGAATATACAATTTATGATACTCGTCACTGGGATTATGATACAAACACTTGGAAAGTTTATGATTAACATGAATAATATTATAACAACCGATCTTTTAACTTTAGGTACATCAGTAAAAATTATTGATGCCGATGTTACCGGAAAAGTTGATGCAATTATTTACGAACGTACTGGTATTTCATATCGTATAAAATGGTGGTATAACAATACTAGAACGCATGTATGGTGTCTACCAGATGAAATTGAAATAAATGATTGACATTATAGTATTTTCTATATATAATATAGACATACTAAACAACAAAGGAACAAACAGATGGCTGTAATGAAACAAGAAAAAACTAAAAAAGTTAAAGAACCTCGTGAATTTACTTCTGACGAAAAGGCAAAAGTAATAGAAAAACTTGTTACCGCACGAATTGGACTGTTATTACGTCATCCATTCTTTGGAAATTTAGCAACCAGAATGAAATTAATTGAAGCAAGTGATTGGTGTTCTACACTTGCAACTGATGGTCGAAACTTTTATTATAATGTTGGTTTTGTTGATAAATTAACTCCAAAACAAACCGAATTTGGTTTTGCACATGAGGTTCTACATAATGTGTTTGATCATTTAGGACGTCGAGATGGAAGACATCCAACATTATCTAATATTGCGGCTGATTATGCTGTAAATCAAATTTTAAAAGATGAACGAATTGGCGAAGTTCCAGACTGGATCAAAATTTTTCAAGATGACAAATATCGAAGTTGGTCGTATGAACAAATTTATGCAGATCTGTATGATAACGCTGAAAAGATTAATTTTGACGAATTAGGTGAGTTACTAGACGAACATTTAGATGGTGATGGTGACGACGAAGGGAAAGGTCGACCAAAATTAACAGCCGATGAAAAGAAACAAATTCGAGATGAAATTAAAGAAGCAATGATCAGTGCCGCACAATCTGCAGGTGCAGGCAGAGTTCCGGCTGGTGTTGCACGGTTAATTAAAGACTTTACCGAACCAAAAATGGATTGGAGAGAATTATTACGTATGAATATTCAAAGTATTCTAAAAAGTAATTTTAGTTTTTCTCGTCCAAATCGTAAATCACAAATGTGTGGTGCAATATTACCTGGAATGATTAATGAAGAAACTATTGACGTTTCGATTGGATTAGATTTATCAGGATCAATTGATGATACCATGGGTCGTGACTTCATTAGTGAGGTAAAAGGAATTATGGATGAATATATTGATTTTAAACTTGATATTTGGTGTTTTGATACAAATGTGTATAACTATGAAAGATTTTCAACAGACAATGCATCTGATATTATTAATTACAAATTAATAGGCGGCGGCGGGACTGATTTTGAAGCAAATTGGAAATTTATGAAAGATAACGATATTCAGCCAAAACGTTTTATAATGTTTACGGATGGATACCCATGTGGAAGTTGGGGGGATGAAGATTATTGTGAAACATTGTTTATTATTCACGGAAATGATTCCATAATTCCACCGTTTGGCCAGGTTGCCTATTATAAATAAAGTAGGTACATTATGGCACTAGTAAGAGGGGTTGTAAATTACCTTAATGTGCTAGATGCACGTAGGTTAAATTTTATACCTAAACATTTTACTACCATGTTACTTAACAGTGACAAATTTAGTACAAGTAAGATAGACGATTGGGTCTACCAAAATTTAGACAGTAGATATGCTATTGTTGAAACATTAAAAGTAGATCACAATAACAAATTAGTTAAAGTTTATAACATTGGTGTTGAAGATGCCAAAGAACTAACTATTTTTAGTTTATCTTGCCCATATTT